CCGATGTGCCACTACCGGCTTGCCATCTGCACGGGAGCGACGCTGTGAGCGTGTCTGTCGTCATTCCGACGTGGAACCGGGCGGCCACGCTGGGCCGTGCCATCGTGTCGGCTGCGTGCCAGAACCCGGCCGAGGTCGTTGTGATCGACGACGCCAGCACGGACGACACGCCCGGCATCGTGCAGCAGCTGCAGGGCGTCTACCCGTGCATCCGCTACGTGCGGCACCACGAGAAGGCAGCGGATTGGCAAGCCGCTGCGGCAGCGTTGTACCCGTCGCTCGTTGGTTCGCACGTCATCTGCATGGGGGCCGACGACCGCCTGTTGCCCGGCATCGTTGAGAGCGTGGAACGGTTTCCGACGGCCGCCGTGGTGTTCCACGACTATTCAGTGGCGAACCCGGCCGGGCAGATCGTGGGCCACGTCGGCTGCGGGCTGGAGTCCACGACGACGATGACGGCGGCCGACGTTCGCCGCCGGCTGCGGGAGTGGCCGGTGCCTACGGAGACGGGCATCGGGGCGGCTATCCAGTTGCAGTGGCTTCTGAAGCTCGGCCAGCACCAGTGGTGGCAGATGGGGCCGTGGAGCGACTGCATCGCCTACAGCGTCGTGGCCGGAACCGCCGGGGCTGTGTACGTGCCGCAGGACGGGGCCGTGTTCACCGACGACACCGCTGGCTACGGGCACACGCACCGCGCCGGTCCCGAGGCCGCCGAGTACATGCACAGAGTGCGGCAGTTCCTGCGGTCCACTAACTTCCCGTGGAGCGTGTCGGCCGCCCTGTGCGGCAAGCGAGGAGTGCCGTATGCCTGACCTAGATGCCGACCTGTGGATGCCGCACCCCGACTTCGCGGAGGAGTTCGACCGCCGCCACGCCGAGGGGCTTGAGCGGCTGCGGCACTCGTCCATCGCCGTCGTCGGCCTGGCTCGCAACTGCGGCCCGCAGCTGGCCGACAACCTGCGGCGAGTCGAGGCCCTCGGCCAGCATTGCAAGTCGTGGCAGCTGCATATCGAGAGCAACGACTGCACGGACGACACTCTGGACGTGCTGGCGGAGTTCAGCCGTCGGCACAGCCACGCCACGTTTCACTATGAGATGCTCGGCCGCCCGCACCTGCCGGGTGAGTTCGCCGGCCGCCGCACCGTGGCACTCGCCGAGTACCGGCACGCTTGTCAGCAGTGGGTGCGGCAGTGTGCGTCACGCTCCGACTACGTCATCGTCATGGACTTCGACCTGTGGGCGGGCTTCTCGCAGCACGGGCTGGTGAACGGCGTCGGCTGTCTCGTTGAGAAGCAGGGTGCCTACGGCATGGCCAGCGTGAGTTTGTTTCAGTACGACTTCGGCAACGGCCCGCAGTGGGCTCACTACGACCTGTGGGCGTTGCGTGGCGTCGGCCAGCGGGACTGCTACTGGGACCAGTACCGTGGTGGCCGAGGCGGCTTCGGATACACATGGATGCCGCCCGTGGGATCGCCGCCCGCTCTCGTGTCGAGTGCGTTCGGCGGCATGGCGATCTACCGCACCGATGCCTACCTGGCCGGCACGTACGACGGCACGACGGACTGCGAGCATGTGCCGTTCCACCAGAGCATCGCCCGGGCCACTGGGCAGATGCTGTATGTGTGTCCGTCGATGAGAACGATCGTGTCGTGGATGGAGCCATGCGAGGCGACACCGCAACCATCAGCCTGACGGCGTTCCGTGCTGATTGGGCGACGCACATGCCGATGCGGGCATTGTGCGAACGGTGGACTATTTCACGGGACCAAGTCATACGCCTGGCCGTCGTGTGGCAGCTGCCCCGGCGGCACGACCGCAAGCTCAGGGCGAAGCCGGTACGTCAGCGGGATCCGACGACCACCGAGATCCGAGACGCCTGCCTGCAGATTCAGGCGACGTGGAGCGACGACACCCGTGAGGATCGCCGGGTGACGAAGACGAGGCACGTCAGCATTCAGCGGATCCCGATGGATCACGAGACGAAAGAGGCAGTTGGCTACGAGGGCAACCTAGCGGACCTATGGGAGCAGGACCGATGACCATGGCACCGAAGGGCCGCGAGGACGTGCTGCGTCGGATCGTCGTGGAGTACGGCCAGCAGTACGCCTACATCTACATGACCGACGGCAGCGGAAAACTCATCGACGAAGAGGTTTTCAAGCAGCCGTTTCGCCTAGACCGCAAAGACGCCTTTGAGGAGGCCAAGGATTCCTACGACGCAGCGTACGACTGGCTGAACGAGACGATCAACGTCACGCCACTGCAAGAGGATGCCGGGGGGGAGGCAGAATCCGATGAGGAGGACTAGCCATGCCCGACTACGGTGCCACCCCGCAAGAGCTCGAGCAGTACGGTAACGGCCTGAACCTGTGGCAGTCGCTCATGCTGCTGCAGCGATGGGCCCCGCTGATCGGCTACGGCCAGCGGTTCATGGCTGAGCCCGACCCGTACCGCCGGTCGCTGATCGTGGCGGACGCCGTCGAGTGGCTGGCCGCACAGACGCACGCCCGCGTTGACGACGAGCTCGTCAACAAGCTGGCCGCCGTGCTCAAGACGCCGCAGGGTGAGGCACTCGTGCGTTGGGTGATGAGCCAAGTGGAGGCCGTCCGGTGAGCCATGAGTCACTCATACGCGCCGCCGCCGTGGTGGCCGCAGCTGCTCTCCTCGCTGCGCCGTACCGGCAGCAGATCGCTGGGTACGTCGCTAAGGCCACCGAAGCCGCCAAGTCCAACGGGCCAGCCCTCGGCCGATTCGCAGCCGCCGCCCTCCTGATCGCCGCAGCCTGGGGCAAGGTGCCGATGCCGAGCCTGCCGAGCACGCCGGCCGTGCCTTCCTATCCTGTCTCGACTCCGAGTGATGAGATGCAGCGACTCGTGACGCCCGTGGCAAAGGCCCTGGCGAGCCTGAACCCGGCTGACCGTGCCCTCTGGGCACAGACGTGGACGAAGGCTGGCGTGGTCGTGGCTGGTGACGCCGTTACGACCGAAGTGGCGTTCACGGATACCCGCTCGCTGCGTGCGTTCACCGCGCTGGCCTTGGACATCGCCTGGCGTCGGATCGGCCGGCACCAGCCTGGTGAGATCCCCGGCCTGAGGGACGCCGTCGAGGAGGCGTACAACGCCGCCATCGGCCGAGACGTGGTGCCAGTGGATGCTTCCATGCGGCAGCGGTTCAAGGACTTCGCCGAGGCAGTCGCCTGGGCCGGCATGAACGGGGGCTGACCGATGGCCTTCGTGCCGCTCTTTGGCTACACGCCCGACCCGACAGGTGCCCAGGCGTTCGTTGCGTCTCTGCCCCGCCCGACGATGGCAGAGGCCGGGGCCGAGTTGCAGACCGCCAAGCACGACGTGTCGCTCTCGCAGCTGCTGCTCAAGAGCATGCCGGCGTGGAAGCGTGGTTCGCAGCCGATCGGCTCGTGCGTCGGCTGGGGCACGGCGATGGCCGTGGACATCCTGGCGGCCTGCGACATCTGGCTGCGGCGTGAGCCTGAAGCGTGGGGCGGCCGGTGCATTGAAGGCGTGGTCTACGGGCTGTCTCGTGTCGAGGCCCGTGGGCTGTCCCGCAACGGTGGCGGCGACGGCAGCACAGGCTTTCATGCCGCCAAGGCCATCAGAGACTTCGGGACGCTGCACTACGGCCAGGACTACGGCGGCAAGCGGTGGGACAAGCAGCTGAGCGGCACCGAAGAGCGGACGCTTGGCCGGGATGGTCTGCCGAGCAACCTTGAGCCTCATGCAGCCCAGCACAAGGTGGCCGAAGTCACGCTGGTGAGGAACTTCGAGGACTGTGCCAAGGCGATCAGCAACGGCTACCCGGTCTACCTGTGCTCGATGCGTGGCTTCTCGATGACGTTCAAGCGAGATGCCAAGTACGGCGGGGGCTGGCTCACGCCCATGGGGACGTGGGCTCACTGCATGATGGCCTGCGACCTGCGGTGGGATCGGCCCGCCTTGCGGGTGCCTAACTCGTGGGGCGACTGCTACGACGGCCCCGTGGACGACAAGGCACCGCCAGCGTTTCAGCGAACGTCCGGCTGGGTGGATGCGTCCGTAATCGACTCGATGTGTGCCGGCGGCGACTCGTACGCCGTGGCCGGGTTCAACGGCTTCCGGCCGTCGCTTATGCCAGAGGACTGGCTAGACGGAGTTCTGTGATGAGGTCGATGCTCCCATTCGTGATCGTGTTTGTCGGCTGCGTGCTCAGCATCCCCGACGACCAGGGCGTGTCTGCGGATCTCGCGTGCGAAGCGGCACGCATGGCGATCCAGATGCGGCAAGAGATCCGGCCCACGCCGACGCCCGACGCCGGCGAGTGCGAAAACTGCACCGGGACCGGAAAAGTCGGAGACGGCCGCATCGTCATTAAGTGCAGCGTGTGCGACGGCACCGGCAAGAAGCCCGTAAGCGTGTGCAAGGACTGCCCGAAATGACCCGCCAAGAACTCATCGACGCCGTGTGGGGCGAGCTCCCGGCCAAGCGTTACCTGCTCGGCCGCAAGCGTGGCGAGCGGCTCATCGACCGTGCCATCCGCAAGTGGCCCGTGCCCGTGCTGTACCAGTGCGATCCGCAGCAGACAGCCGTGGTGGGCCAGCACCTGGCCAAGAGCATTGAGCGGCAAGAGCGTGCCGAGTACGGCATGGGCTTCATCGCCAGCATCATCCTCGCGGCCATCATCTCCGAGATCGTGAAGATCCTGATTCGCCGCTGGCTGGAGAACCGAGTCGAGATGCTGGAGGCCCTGTCGTGACCGATGCGACCAAGGACACGCTATACACGGCCCTGCGTGACTACGGCTTCTCGGTCGTCGTTGCCTTGGCGGCCGGCTGGGTGCTTCGCAACGACGTGCTGATACCGCTGGTTGAAGAACATCGCGTGTTCGTTCGCAGCCTGAGCGAGACGCAGAGCGAGATCAGCAAGGCCGTCACCGAGCAGACCAAGCTGCTGTACGAGATGAAGCACATGCGAGAGAACCCATGAGCCCCATGAGTCCGAGAACGCTGAGGCCGAGAGCTAGCGGATTCAACCCCAAGAGCATCAGCGGCCTCTACGTCTGGTACGACGCCTCTGACGCCGCGACTATCACTATGGACACGGGCGTGTCAGTCTGGGCTGACAAAAGCGGCAACGGCCGAAACGCGACGCAATCGACTGGCAACAATCAGCCAGCCAGGACGGTGACGATCAACGGCTTGCTGGCTCTCACGTTTGATGGCACAAATGACTCGCTGAACTTTGCCGGTGAGTTGCGCACTGACGAAACAATGCTGGTGGTCGCACGGCAGCGAGACGCGGCGGCCGACGAGGCAAACACCAGCCGATACGGGACATTGCTCGGTTCCGCTTCCACATCTCGCGGCCACCAGTTGCGAAGCCAATACGCAAACAGTCCCGCCAACGTTCTTTTTGATACTGTCTTCAACGGCTTCACTGTTGGCACAAATCGCGCTGCCTCCACCATAACTGGCGGCCGCGTAGGCGACACGCTAGGCGACGTGCCTCTCAACGTATACACGGTTGTGCGGTCTGTGAGCACAGGAATGTTACAGTTCATCAACAACCAGGCCGGCGCCACCGCGACTCAATCGGAAGTGCAAACCTTGGACAGAATCGGCGTGGGCGGAACGTCAAACTACTGGATCGGTGAGATTTGCGAAATCCTGCTGTACTCGCGAGCGATCACGGCAGCAGAACGGACTTCGGCCACAGACTACCTCATAAAAAAATGGGGGATTCCGGCATTCACATATAGCGTGTTATGAGACACTTTCGCTCCACTGAGACTGTTTACGAGCAGGTGCGTGCGGCATTGGACGCCGCGTGGCGATTGCCAAACGCGCTCGGCACGCAAACGTGCATTGAGCCATCTGCGACGGCCCCTCGCGACGCCCAAGGGCTTGTAGTGCTTGCGGTGCATGACGAGTTTGCTTCATGGGAGCCAGCGGCAACGCTGTTGCCACAACTGCTCTTGAGCGGGCAGGCCGAAGAGATAACTGCGTCTGAATATCAGGCGGCACTGGCGTCAAGTCCTGACTGACCGAAGAACGATTGGCTAGGTTGATGCTGATCATTGCACCCATTTCCGAACTGCAAGACGTACCGCACAAAGCCATACCCTGAGACTCAGGCCACGATGCGGGCCAGACCCGAGCCACGGAGATAGACCATGAGCCATGTGAAGATCAAGCGGTACGAGCGTGACGTGAGCATCGTGCTGCACAGCACGACCACGCTGGCCACCACGCTCAGGCTGGACGATATGGCTGGTGGTGTGGTGTCGCTCGGCACCATGAGCACCAACAGTGCCACGCTCCAGATGTGGGGCGGCACCAGTGTGGATGGTGCGTTCCGTCGCATGTACGGGGCAGATGGCTCGGCGGCCGATATCACGCTGGCCCCCTCGAGCACCGACGGCAGGATCTACGCCCTGCCTGATGCGGTGTTCGCCGTGTCGTATTTGAAGATCGTCTCGGCCACCACGAACAGCACAGGCACTCTTGGCATCGTCAGCCTGAAGAGCTAATGCCCCAACGCATCCCATGCCACAGGCCGCTGCGTCTGCGTGCGTCACGCCCACAGCGAGACGAGAGCAACAGGCCAAACGCGGCAGCCCGTGGCTATTGCTCAGTGGCCTGGCGTCGGCTGAGGCAGGCAGCCCTGATCCGTGACGCATGGCAGTGCCAGGACTGCGGACGCCTGTGCACGGACAAGCGTGAAGCCCAGGTAGACCACGTCGTGCCGAAGTCCAAGGGTGGGGCCGACGAGCTCGGCAACCTGCGGACGCTGTGCATCAGGTGCCACGCACGCAAGACGAACGCTGAACGAGCACGCCCCCACTCCGGGTGGGTCAACTAATGCCAACCTCGTCTGTGGAATACCCGATGTTTCCCTCGCGCGTGCGCGTCCGCAGATTTCCGCAGCGTTTTTGAGGTGGCCCGATGAAGCGAGGACCGAAGCCGATGCCCGAGGCCGCCAAGCGGCTGGCTGGCAACCGTGGCAAGCGAAAGATCCGGCCGGATCTGCCGGCACCGCCAGGCGTTCCCCCGATGCCGGCCCGGCTGTTGGTCGAACCGCTCGCCGTCGAGAAGTGGAACGAGTTCGTGCCGATCCTGTCTGGCCTCGGCACGCTAACGACTGCCGACGGCGAAGCGTTGGCCACTTTGTGCGAGGTGTACGCTGCCACGCAGGCGTGCCTGATGGAGCTTCGGGCCAGTGGTCCGGTGATGCACACCGACTTGGGCGGCGTGAAGCCGAACCCGGCCGGGCCCTTGTATCGTGGATTAGTGAGCCTGCAGGCGTCGCTAATGGGCGAGTTTGGGTTGACACCAACCAGCAGGACTCGGCTCGGTGCCAAAGAAGAAAAGCCAACCGACGAAGTCGAAGAGTTCTTCAAGCTCCACGGTGCCTAATCTCTGCGAGGAAGGCGAGCGGCGTTACCGCCGTGTCGTGCACTTCTTCGAGAACATCCTGCGGCACAGCAAGGGGCAGAACGCCGGCAAGCCGTTCAAGCTCTTGCCGTGGCAGCACCACGTCATGCGTGAGCTCTTCGGCCGACTCACGCCAGAGGGCATCCGCCAGCATCGAGTTGGGTACATCGAGCTGCCGAAGAAGCAGGGCAAGAGCACCACGCTGGCCGGCATCGCCCTGTACATGACGGCGTTTGACTCCGAGCCGGGGGCCGAGGTCTACGGTGCGGCCTGCGACCGAGAGCAGGCGGGCATCATCTACCGTGAGGCGGCTTCGATGGTGCGAGCTTCGCCGGCTCTCAGCAAGCACCTCGAGGTGATCGACAGCCGCAAGACCATCATTCACAAGGCCAGCAACTCGTTCTATCGGGTGCTGTCGGCCGATGCGTTCCGGGCCGAGGGGCTGAACATCCACGCCCTGCTGTTTGACGAGCTCCACGCTCAGCGTGACCGGCGGCTATGGGACGCCCTCCGCTACGGCGGCGCGGCTCGCCGATCGCCGCTGCTGCTGTCGATCACCACGGCGGGCTACGACCGCAAGAGCATCTGCTGGGAGCAGCACGCCTACGCCGAGCGGTGCATTGCAGATCCCACGGTTGACCCAGCCTTCTTCGGGTGCATCTACGCCGCCTCCCCCGAGGACGATTGGAAAGACCCGAAGACGTGGCACAGGGCCAACCCTTCGCTGGGCGAGACGATCACGGTGGAGTCGTTCGCAGCCGACGCCCGCGAGGCCGAGCAGTCGCCGTCCAAGCTCAATAGCTTCTTGCGATACCGGCTAAACGTCTGGACGACGCAGGACGTGCGGTGGCTGTCGCCCGATGCGTGGGCGAAGTGCGGCGGCCAGCTGCGTGACGAGCTCGAGAAGCGTGAGTGGTACGCCGGGCTCGACTTGGCCAGCACCACGGACTTGTCGGCTCTAGTGCTCGTGAGCCAGGCCGACGACGGCACCTTCGACGTGCTGCCGTATTTCTGGGTGCCAGAGATAAACGCCGCCGAGCGGACGCAGCGGGACAAGGTGGACTACATCGGATGGATCCGTGACGGGCACATCCGTGCCACCGATGGGAACGTCACCGACTACGACGTGATCCGGCGAGACATCGTGGAACTGTCGCAGCAGTTCAACATCCGCCAGCTGGGGATCGACCGCTGGAACGCCACTCAGTTGGCCACGCAACTGCAAGGAGAAGGCATCAATGTGACAGGCTTTGGGCAGGGCTACGCCTCAATGTCGAGCCCTGCGAAGCAGTTGGAGAACCTCGTGCTCTCGGAAAAGATCCGGCACGGCGGCCACCCAGTGCTGTCGTGGATGGCGGCGAACGTGGCGACACAGAGCGATTACGCCGGAAACATCAAGCCGAGCAAGCAGAAGTCAACGGAGCGTATTGACGGAATCGTGAGCCTCGTCATGGCACTTGGCCTCCACGCTACGGCGACTGCGAAGCCAGCAGACCAGTCCTGGGACATCATCACCCTATGAGCGAGACAGCCACCAACGACTACCGGATGCACGAGCTCCGTGGCATCGACTGGAGCGAGATGGGCGGTGGCCGCACGTCTTCGGGCATCCGGGTGAACGCCGACACGTCGATGGCCTGCTCGGCCTACACGGCGTGCATCCGTGTCATTTCGGATTCGGTGTCGTCGCTGCCGCTGCACCTGTACGAGCGAGTCGCCACGGGCGGCAAGCGTAAGGTGCCGGAGCATCCGCTGTACCGCCTGCTGCACACGCAACCGAATCCGTGGCAGACGGCTCAGGAGTTCCGTGATTGGATGACCGGGCTCTACCTGCACTACGGCGCGTCGTACGCCGAGAAGCGGCCCGGCCCCCGCGGCACGGTGGGCGAGCTCTGGCCGCTGCACAGTTCACGCATGGAGGAGGAGCGGCTGGAGAACGGCCAGATTCGCTACCTGTACCGTGAGCCGGATGGCCGGCAGACGGTGTACCGCCAGGAGCAGATCTTTGCCCTGCGGTACACGACGAGCGACGGCATCCACCCTATCCCGACGTACCGGCTGTTTTCAAACGTCATCGGCCTGTCGCAAGCACTAGAGGCCCATGCCGCCACGTACTTCGGCAACGGTGCCCGGCCCGGCATCGTGCTGGAGAGTGACAACCCGATTCCCGTCGAGGCGGCCGAGCGTCTGCGTGAACAGTGGGAGCGGATGCACCGTGGGCCGGATCGTGCCCACCGGACGGCTGTGCTGCCCAACGGCGTGAAGGCCCACGAGCTCTCGCAGAGCAACGAGTCGGCCCAGATGCTGGAAAGCAGGGTCTTCGCTGCCATTGAGTGCTGTCGGATCTTTCGCGTTCCCCCGCACATGATCCAGCAGTTGGACCGCAGTACATACAACAACATCGAAGTGCAGGGCACCGAGTTCGTGCAGCACTGCCTGCTGCCGCACCTTAGGCGGTGGGAAGCGGCCATTGCCCGTGACCTGATCGACGACGACGAGACGTACTTTGCCGAGCACAACGTCAGCGGCCTGCTGCGTGGCGATCACGCGAGCCGCTCGGCCTACTACGTCTCGGCTATCCAGAACGGCTGGATGAGCATCAACGAAGTGCGTGAGATGGAGAATCTCAACCCGCTCGGCCCCGAGGGCGACAAGCACTTCATCCAACTCAACATGACCACGTTGGACAAGGCCGGCGAGGAGCCGCCTGCACCGGAGCCGGTGGCCGAGCCGCCCGTGGTCGAAGCCGAGGACAGCCCGGCCGACGAGCTCGAGGACGACGCCGAAACAGAGGAGCAGACCGATGGAGATTGAACGCCGGGACTTCGCCTTTGAGGATGACAACGAGCTCGTGGTCGAGAGCCGTGCCGACGGCCGGGCCGCCATCGTTGGGTACGCCGCCGTGTACAACCGGCTGAGCCTCGATCTGGGCGGGTTCAAGGAAGAGATCCTGCCGGGTGCGTTCGACAAGATTCTCGGCCGCCAGCGTGGCAAGGGCGACGTGGTCGCACTCTTCAACCATGACAGCAACATCGTGCTGGGCCGCACGTCCAGCGGCACGCTGGAGTTGTCCAGCGACGAGAAGGGCCTGCGGTACGTGGTGACGCCGCCCGTGAGCCGGGCCGACGTGCTGGAGCTCATCCAGCGGCGTGACGTGCGCGGCTCGTCGTTCGCCTTTACGGTGGACCCCAAGCACGAGTCATTCCGCACCGGCGAGGACGGCAAGGCCGTGCGGCAGATCCGAGAGGTTTCGGGCCTGTACGACGTTGGCCCGGTGCTGGTGCCGGCGTACCCGCAGACGAGTGCCGGCGTGGCCATGCGTTCCTATGAGGCATGGCTGGCATCACAGGGCGAGCCAGCGGCCCCGCCTGCCGTGCGTTCGGCCATGCGTGGCGTCGCCCAGGCGTGGGCCGCCATGCTGAGGCTTCGCAATGTCTGAGGCCCGCTGCACCTGCGGCGAGAAGTTGCGGTGTCGCTCTAGTCGTGCCTGCGGCGACGAACGGCAGCGGTATCTCCGTTGCCCACGGTGCGGTGCTCGTGCGGTGGCGTTTGTGAAAACAACACTTTCGCAAGTGAGGTTCTGCAAGAGGCCGGGTGCGTAGCGGCACAGTGGACTCCATCGGCAATCACGCCGCTGGAGATCACACATGGACCGCCTCTCGACTCTTCGCGCCGAAGCCAACGACGTTGCCGAGCGGATTG